TAGTAGCATTTGGGTGGAATATAGAAAGCGACAATAGTAGTCCGACGCATTCGAAGGAACAACTGGCCGTACATATAGTGCAAAAACTACTTGGTTTCGCTTTTACCATTATATAAGAGTATATAATTGTATTTATGTAGGTTCTCATAGTAGTATTTCGTTTACCAGTTCGCGTTTGATTATCCTTACTACGTCGGCCTTCAAGCGGTTTGTTTTTACTAGTGGGAGAACAATTGCAATGAAACACGAATCGAGTATGTATATTTCATTACAATTCAGTATCGTATCGATATACCACGCTATATTGTTTTTAACGAACTGTCGACTTTTTGCATATTTTGTCGGGTTTGTGGTTTTATCATATAGGTTCTCGTCATTACATAATATTATGGCATCGTCGTCATTGATATATTTCGATTTTACACCGTCTATATTCAAATGTTCGCTACCACTACATTTAATCTGTGTAAATATAACCCGTTTATAATCCTTTATCGAATTGTATAGTTCTCTCGATTGTGGTGTGCTTGGTATATTAAAATACTCATAATATATACGTAAATCCAGATGAGCATCGCTGTAAAACTTGTTTATAAATGATGCATCTACTTTATCGAATTCGGTATTGTATGACAAATTATTTGGGTTATATGATAGTATAGACCTGTTTGTAATTTTTGTAGGATTATCTTTCCTTATATACCCACAACAAAATACATCTGAATGTCCATAAGCATCTTTTAAAACCTTTATACTATGGTCTAATTCGCTTATAGGTAAATCCATAACAACACTTATAATCGTAATACGAGGTTCATCTTGTAATATCAATTGTAACTGGGCACAATGTATATTTTTACATATAAGAAACACTCGGTCATAATATTTTATAAAAAATCTTAATGCTGATGTGCTAATTATTAAATCACCTAAACCATTATGCGATAAATAATATGCTTGTCTCGATTCTTTATTGTTAACTAAATTATTCATATTTAATGTTGGCTCAAAATCTCTACGTTTTGAATAATTCATCGTTTGTATTATACAAACATTTTCATTCGCATCTTTTTAGCCTTTTGTTTATATAATTCTCTAACATTATCCATATTTTGTTCTCCTGTTTCATTTATGTATTGACCAACAAAATTATATTGCGCATCATACTCTACAGGAAATCTTATTGCATTTTCGCCAACTGCCGAAAGAAATGACGTATGTATAATTGAATCATACTTGATTAGTGGATAAATACAATCTCTTAAAAAATCCTGGTCATACATATAAATTCCAGCTTGTTTATATTTGTCCATTGCGGTTTTCCAGATAGGTAAGTTCGGTATTTTTCGTGTTCCAAACATACCACCCATTATATACGCTGTGTGCTGTGGATGGTCTCGCATTATATGAAACGTTTTTCCGCTCGCCAACCATTGTTCAACTGCAATTTTCTCTCGAATCAGAATTTTGGTATCACAATCTCTCGACATATTGATTTCCACTTCCGGGTCATCTATTGATTCAAATCGCCACATCATTGGTTTTACTAAACTCAAATCACCTGTTTTGTGTATGATTTTTACGTTGTCCCTAGTTCTCAGTTTTTCTTCCATCTCGGCGGGAACGGTATCTACATGCAGATAGACCCAACACTCGAAATCTGGATAGAACGTTTTCGCCATGTCGACGTTTCGTAATATACCCACCATGTATGTCGGTTTGGACCCCCATAAAGAGAACGAAATTACGCGTTTTCCCATATTTGTATATCTATATACAAATATTTGTATTATACTACTAATTGAATCTATAAAGTTGCCCTCGAAATGAACTGTAATATTTGCAAACATTCGTCCAATAGCTGGTCCGTTTTTTCCGGCGTATTGTATTTCCGTCGAATGTCCGCGTGCAGATAATTGAATGCCAATAATAGTGTTGCATAATGTTTAATAGTTTCCATTTCGATGGTTTCAACTATAGAAGTTGTATTCGTTCGATAACTGATATGTGTTTCATATACATAAATTTTCAAAATATCCTTTGTATAATAAGAGGCGAATGTTCTCAGACGTGAGAAGTCACTTTCGCTTTCCGGATTTTGTTTCGTCTTTGCCAGGTGTATCAAGCGCCACATGAACATTGGATGTAGTTCTATAATAATGCTCGAATCTGTATTCGTAAAAGAAAAAGAACCTGGGCGGAACTTAATCTTACCGTCTTTCGGACTGAAATTGGATACTATGGTATTGTCATTTTCGATGGCGCATAATGCATCATCCGACATTTGTATGCACATTATTATTGGGTTCTCTCTATCTAGGTTTTGTTGCGGATTCTTTTGTCGCAATTATGGTCGAACCGGAGTGATGTGGGTGTTCTTTCGAAACCTATAACTCTCTATAGGCACACGTTTGTTTTTGCCCGTTCGATGCTATACTTGAAATTTATGTATTCGCTCAAATCGATTTGTGTTTCTTTGATTTTGATTTAGATCTAGATTTGGATTCGGGTCTAGACAAAGACCGTCTTTTCCGGGTTTTTGTTGTTGCCCTTATGCGATTAAAATTATTTAGATTGTTCATTCTTCTGCGTGCTCTTTCACGCGCTCTTTCGGTATTCAGTCTACTCGTCGATTGGAAATATAGGTCCTGATCAAACTTGGTCGCTCCTAGGTAGCTAGCTATACTTGCCGTCAATCCAGGCTCTAGTCTCTGCCTAAGTGCCATATGTGCCATTCGCATTGCCTCATTGTGCCATATCTGAATAGTCTTGTCTCGGCTGCCGGAGACGACTCTCGTCCCGTCGGGACTGAATGCGACGGACGTCACATAATTAGAGTGTCCCTGCAACTTCTCTTGCAAAACTCCCGTCGCAGCATTCCAGATATTTACAGTATTGTCGACGCTGCCGGAGACAACTCTTGTACCATCGCTGCTGAATGCTACGGACGTGACATTACTAGTGTGTCCCTGTAACGTGTGCTCCAAACCCCCCGTCGCAGCATTCCAGATCTTGACACTTGTGTCCTCGCTTCCGGAGACGACTCTCGTTCCGTCGCCGCTAAATGCAACGTAACTCGCGCCGCGTCCCCGTAACGTCCGCTCGACGCCCCCAGTCACAGTATTCCATATCTTGACAGTATTGTCGTCGCTCCCGGAGACGACTCTCGTACCATCGCTGCTGAACGCAACTGACGTTACCCAATTAGCGTGTCCCTGTAACGTCTGCTCCAAACCCCCCGTCGCAGAATTCCATATCTTGACACTCGTGTCCTCGCTTCCGGAGACGACTCTCGTTCCATCGCTGCTAAATGCCACGGACGTCACATTTCTAGTGTGTCCCTGTAATGTATGCTCGACTTCCCCAGTCGTAGTATTCCATATCTTGACAGTATTGTCGTAGCTCCCGGAGACGACTCTCGAACCATCGTGGTTGAACGCAACGGACGTCACATAATTAGAGTGTCCCTGTAACGTCTGCTCGACAACCCCAGTCCTAGCATTCCAGATCTTGACAGTATTCTCATCACCATTGGAGACGACTCTTGTACCGTCGGGGCTGAATGCGACGGAATAGACACCGTGCCGTATATCCCCGTTTCCCTTTAAGGTCTTCTCTATTTTGAATTTGAACATTTTATATATATATATATAAATATTGTTTTCCGGCTTCCAATATGCCCAATGCTAAAGCGATTTATGTTTATGTATTACACCCTTGAAGATTTAAAATGGCGCGCTTGTCATTTTAATCTCTCAATGGTGTAAATCAATCTTTGGATAGAACTCGCCCATTACCGCGTGAATACAATGATAACTATAGGCACACCGTTGTTTTGCCTGTTCAATACTATACTTGAAATTCGGGTCGGGTAACAACTGTCTATAGAGAAATGCTGGTAGAGTCGTGTTCGTTGGGACATCGATGGTTATCTCGTAATCCGTGGTGTTGCATGGTAACTTGTATGTCGATATTGTGGGCCGCGGGGCAGTGGTGGAAACCAGGCTCATGCTAGCGTATCGTAGGTCGTAATCTTCGTTCACATGAGGACTTTCACCATAAATGAGAGAACACATAATAGTTGGTAATTTTACACGAATTGTATATGTATTTCCGGATTCTACGCATGCAATCATATAGTTTGCATCGGCATTTGCGAGAGAACCTGGAGGGACTGGCATGAATAGGAATTCGCCGTTCGTTTGGCAGACTGTTCCTGTTTCCGGGTTGATGGTCTGTGTGAAGTTCGTGCTTATATTCCCTTGTTGAGTATAATCGATATTACAGAGAACATATTCACGTTCATCGATGAACGTTTTTGGTGGGATTCCTGACCAAAAATCGGCGAATGGTAACTGTGAATCGTATATGCGAAATAAGGCAAAATACGTTGCATTGTTGTTTGTAAGATTCAGCTTTAAATCATATGGCGAACGAAATTGAGTGAGTTCAACTAGGTCTGCATCATTATAGTGATATGCTAAACCACCGATTTCGTATACTTGTATAGAAAAATAGGTTGCAATTGGATGGATGTCATCTGATGTTACGCGGAAGCTCGACGACCCTGGTGGAATTATCATACCAAAATAAACTGCATTCTTATCTGGATATACGATATTGAAATGGTTGTCCACGGAATCGAATCGGTAATCCCAGCTACAATTGAATGCGTTTGCTGCGCATATCAATAAAAACGAGGAAAGTATAATGTTCAAATTCATTTGATTTTGATTATAATAATATAAAATTAACTTCTAATTAGATTAATTTTATTATTTTCGGTCGATTTACAAATATAAGATATTGTATTGGAAACAATGCATCTCATTGAATTCTTGGGATGCACTCCATTTTTAATATATTTCATGCGTTCTCGTCAGGCGTTAACGTTTCATAAATTGATACCACTGATAGTTTATGTAAACGGGTTTCAGTTCCATATCCTATTTTCCGAGAGTAGATTTGCGCGGGCAATTGATGTTCATACTAATGTGATAATGATATTGTATGTGAATTATTATACATACGAACAACCCAGGGCATTTATTGGAACTGCTACGGCATTTCTTGCATATGTGTTAAATCAACAGTTGGATTCCTCGCTGGTTCATGTAGTTTTCGTCCAGTGGTTTCTATTACATTTATATGCGGTATCTCATCTAAAAGCAAGACATAAAATTGATTTTACTTATTTTAGGTCGAGTTTATAACACCGACACTAAAAAATGAAAGCAGACGACTACAAGAGATTGCTCGCCGAGAACAATGAGAAGGGCTTCATGCACCCAGACATCGTTGCAAAAATGGATTCAATGACGGATAAGGAGATTGATATATTTTGTGTATACGAGTTAGGTTTGCCGGGAGCAAATAAAGGCAATCGCCAAATTGTAGATGTAGGTTTAGCAACACACGTATTCGTTGTGCTAGACGGGTATTGGGTTCAGTTGTCGGACGACTCCATCAATAGTCTGGATGAGGATTCAGGTAAGACGCTTCTGAATAGTTTGAATATTAGTGGGACATCGAATGGCGTTGGAATCAAAAATTTATATCAGGATATTTTGTATAGTGTGTAAATGAATATTATCGAAGCAGTCGGTTGCTTTCCATTCCTATTTTATTTTTTATACGCAAGGGAGAGAACATCGGTACACAAATATATACCTTTAATCATATATTTGAATGGTATGCAATATCATGTGTTTTTTGACGAATATGCATTTGCTAGGGCGATTGATTTGTATACAAACATAGTCATGGCGGCGTATGTGAATTACTATACACATCAGCAACCGAGAGCGGCTATAGGTAGTTTGTCTGCTATGTCTGTATATTTAGTAAATCAGCATATGAAATCAGCAATTGTTCATGTAGTATTTGTCCAGTGGTTTTTGTTGTATCTCTATAGCACGTCTCCAGTTGAAGATAAATATAAGATTATACTAACAAAATAAATATGATTATTTTACAAAGATGGCATACAGAAGAATGCTACTAATCAACCAGTATAATATGTAGAAATGAAAAAAGTATTTACCCATTATGTTTTTCGCCATATACCATAGATGGCGAAAAATTGATTGCTAAAAACCAAACTGAATAAACCGAATAAAAACAACACAACCAAACAATGTTCGATATAGCTACAAAAATCGCGCTCATCCGTTACCTAGAGCATATCACGATCGACGCATCGGAAAGTCGGGGGCTCGAGACGATGAACGAACGCCAGTTGGACGATCTCATTCGTCTACGCAGAGTCGAGCCGACAAACGCCGAAAGCATGGCGCGGACCAAGAAGGCGATGGACAGACACAATGCAGTCCGCGCCATGCTACAAAAAGAGCGCGAGGAAGAGCTCCGGAAGATTCAGGCGGAAGAGCTCAATATGAAATATGACCAACTACCTGTGGAAATGAAGACGCGGTTCATCCAGTTCATCCAGGATAACCAGAACCTATTTGGGGTAATGGATTTCGAGTGGTTGGACAACATGCAGCTATATCCGCCAATCGAGTTCTGGACAGGGAAATATGCTATAGTTCTATACGAAATTGTAAGCCGTCTATTGTTTGGACATCAAAATAGAGACGAATATGAGCCGATTGATGCCGCGTTGGTGGGGAATTTCACCTATGGCAAAACAGAGATTGGAAACATTTGCAATGACCTTTTGGTTTCCGTCTTAGATACAGATATAAAAAATGTATTGTTTTGGAAGTATGCCAAGGTGCGATTGTATGAGGAATAGCCAGTTATTTAGTTTATTTATATATTATTTTTTATATGCGCGTAATTTATAAACATGTCCAAAGAGTTTGAACAGGTGCGTGCTGATGGCACCGCTTGCACTAAATATGAACCATTTAGTGGAAAGGGTAAAATGACAGACGCACTAGGAAGTTATGAGGGAGAATTTAAAAACGGAGAACGGAACGGCTATGGTAAAATGGAATACAAAAAAGAAGGTCTTTACAATGGAGAATTTAAAAACGGAGAGCGGAGTGGGCATGGTAAAATGGAATATGGAAATAGAACATACGAGGGAGAATGGGAAAACGATATGAAACACGGTTTAGGAAAAACGATTTATAAGCCGTCAGGAGCGAGTTATACTGGAAACTATAAAAATGACATGTTTGACGGAGAAGGAATATACAAATTTAGCAATGGTGCATTTCATATTGGAAACATGAAAGAAGACGCTTTTAAAGGACAAGGAAAGCGCGTATACAAAAATTATGACATTTACGAAGGCGAATGGGATAACGATAAAAAAAACGGAATTGGTAAAAAGTACGTAAAAAAAACCGGAGTAGTTACAACTGGGGTATGGAAAGACGATAAATTGATAGAAACCATATCTACATCATATAATATTCTAACTGTTACTCGTCCTGTATTTCATGAACATTGCTTAGAGGCAACATCACAAGAAAAATGGGTAGACGAAGAAAACCCCGATAAGCAAATATATAAACCAGGCATGCTCGTCGTTTTACATAACCCGGATGACCCAAAAGACCCAAGTAAAAAATTATTCGATGTTTCAAAACCGATCGATGATGCAAAACTATGTAACTTTATGCAACTCAAGGAGTCATACGATAACGGTAATGGTAAAAATCCATTTACAGGACTTAAAATGCTAGAGAAAGACGTTGACATATACATATTGTCTATTGAATCACCTAAGCCCAAGTCACCTGCCAAGTCACCCGCTAAGTCACCTGCCAAGTCACCTGCCAAGTCACCTGCCAAGTCCAAGTCCAAGTCTAAGGCCAAATCACTAAAATCACAAAGTCTTGGATTGAAAAGCATAAGTAAAAAAAATAGTTCTCGTAAAGCCAAGTCAATCTAATCATAGCCCACTAATGTCAATACAACACTTACCGCCGAATTCCGTCGCATTTTTATTTATGTCATTTTCATCGTCATCATCTGTAGCAGTTTTTATCTTGGGGTCGAACACCTTAAACCATTCGGTCGTCTCCATATCCGTGTATTTTTTACTCGTCGTCGTAACGATTTTATAGTTGGATTTCTTATAAAATCGCTTCCGCAATTTCCACTGGTTCTGAAACAACTGGTGACTGTCTATGATATCCACAATGATCGGATTCGCATGTTTCATTCGTAAGATTCGTCCAACCGACTGTGTGATATCTGTCTTCGGTGTTGCCATTACCAGTATACTGAGTGTCTTGATGTCGAGCGCCTCTGCAGCCATCGCGTATGTCGCGAGAACAATTTGCTTGGACTCGGTTTCTTGGAGGTCCTTTTGTTTCATACCACCGACGTAAAACCCCGCAACGGGGGATAAACCCCCCGTTAGCCCCCCAGTTACGCCAAGAGAGGTCGTGTGAGGGACAGCGTCCCTGCAGGTGGCAGCCCCCTGACCCGCATTTAGCGTTTCATGGAGGTATGTTAGTAGGCTCCGATTGTGTGCCAATACCATTACCTGTCCCTCCGGGTTCTCCTTAAGTAAATCCCGTATCGTCTT